GCGCCGCTAAACCTTTGGCACTCATTCCCGCGCCATCTTTAGTCTTGCGGTAGTTTCCGCCCTTGCCCGTTGTTTTCGATATTGGTTTATCGCCAGACATAAAAACCTCAGTTAAAGAAAACAGTTGCGCTAGTCACGTTGGTTAGGACCGCAAAGCACCCGCCTGTAAACAACAGGCCCTCGTCCGGAATGTAGATGTTATCATCTGTATCATTCGCAAAATTAAGCGTCAGCTTTGTAACGCCGTTAGTATCAACGTTTTTAAGAACAAGGGTGGGACTTGTGCCACATTTGTAGTGAATTGATTTAACCCGCGCCCTGCCAGCAAAGACTGACCCCGAAGCGGTTAAGTGGGTTGCTTGTACGTCTGAAGCCATTTTAAAAAACCTCTAGCTATGCGCGTTTTGGCAGGCCCTGTTCGCGGACCTGCCTTTCAGTAGTTTATGCCTGTACCGTAGCATGGACCGCTTGAACATAATCCACCACTAAAGTGCCTATGCCCGTTCCGGTGTTTCCGCTCAAAAGACGAATACGCTTCGCGTTAGTGCCCGTGTTGTCCCAGTTTCCTACGCGGTCTTTATCCGCACCCGGAGTGGCTGAGATAATTCCCAGAGTGCCCCCTGCAACACCCGTGGCAGTAGTCAGAGCCGTTGCCGTAACCACCGCTCCGTCGTCGAAGCCTAGACCCGCCGTAGAAGCTGCACCATTCCAAACGGTAGTAACATACAGTTTAATAGATAAAATACGGCTGTTTGCAGGAATAATAATGGTCGTAGCGGGGGACCCCGAAGTAGCAGCCTGCGTCACACCTACGGCTTGGGACAAAACGACATAACCAAGGTTAGCCATATCCTTCTGTACGTTAGTGCCAGAAGTGATCTTAGTTGGACCGGACCGAAGGGGTCCTGAAAATGTTGTAGTAGCCATGTGAGTCTCCTGTCTAGGCTAGTGTCAGACGCACAGCGCGTCTGTCAGGGATGGCTTAATATACCATAAACTATCCAAAAAGAAAGGGCGATCCGAAGACCGCCCTGACAAAAAGAATTTACGTTAGATTTAGGTTCCTGACCCAAACACTGAACGCCAATCGGATACGCCAAACGAATAACGCTCACGCGCTTTAAAGCGCATGTTTCCGGTATCGAAGTCACCTTCCATCGCGGTTTTAATCGCTGAACGGTTAAAGTATTTAAAACCGTTTGGTGCGTCAGTTTTGATGAAGAACGCATCAGTGTCCGTAAGGAAGTGGTTTACAACCGCACCCTCTGGAATCATGCCCATGTTCTTCATTGCGTTGTTGTCGTTATCAGCCGTTCCGCTACGCAGATTGGAGTTGATAACGCGTTCAGCAATAAACTGAAGCTCTTTAGGTATAACCAGCTTTGTTCCACGAACCGCGATTTTAAGGCCGCGCTCGTCAGTAAGACCCGCAATGTCAATCAACATTTGCTCCAACGAAGTTTCGTTGAGGTCCGCTGAAACAGTCAAAACGTTCCGCTGATTGCCCGAAAGAGACGGGTGAGCGTTGGAACACAGAGCCGCGCCGTCGCCAATGGCGTTGGCACCCGCAGTGAACGCGTTGTTCAAAATTGCGGCAGCTTTGATCTGCTTGGTTTGAGCCATAGACCGTGCCAGAGCTTTCGTGTACCGCGAAGCAAGACGATCATACAGATTGTCCTCAATAGCTTCCTCAGTAATCGAAAACGCCAGAGCAATAGTCTCATGGGTGTACCGTGCGGTGTAGGTTTCCTGTGCTTCATCAAAGGAGATGGCAGTGCCTTCACCTTTAGAGGGAGCCGTGGAAAATCCTCCAAGCATAACTTCTTCTTCGAACGCCCGATCTGAGCTTTCTTCATCGAAGATTTCACTATGTTCGTTTTCGTAACGGTTGTATTCCAGACCAAACAAAGCGTTAAGTCCGGGTTCTAGCTCTTTCGCTAGTTGTGCGCGAGAAATAGCCATTTGTTAGCCCCCTTCTTAAACGCCTGTCGAAGTCGCGGTGGTCTGCGAATCGAAACGGCTGGTTGGTGAGTTAAAATGAGCATTAATGCGAACTAGCATTGGAATGCCCGCGGAAGCAAAGTCGCTGTTGGCTTCGTTATCTGAAATACCCACAATGCGCAGCGGTAGCGTTGCAGTCGCAGCTATAGAAGAAACACTTAGCGCCGAATCAGAGTTACCAGTATTAGTGGAACCTGTTCGAGCCGAAGTGCCCAGAGAAGCGTTAGCGAACACCGCCGCCTGTGCAGTAGCCCGATTTGTCAGGGAAGCGTCGGACGCTACCTTAAAGATTTGCATCGGATTATCTGCAACAAAAGCCTTTACAGGGTGATTAGTGTCAATAGACACCGCACCCGATCCGGGCCAGTAGTTTAGCCACACAGGTTTACCTTGTGTGAGGTCCATATATTCTACGCCCATCAGAACGCCAAGAGCCGGAGTTGTTCCGCCACTTGTCGCCCCAGCATGTACTACAGTTCCTGCGGCACTCGGCACACAGAGAGAGTACTGAAAGATGGCATTGGCGTTATCGGAAGCGATTTCATACTGAGTTACCCCAGTTGAGTTAGCACCGCTTCCCACCAAACCAACAGGACGAAGACCATAGGCAGTATCTTGATTTGCCATTTGATATTTCTCCTAATTAGGTGAAACCTATTTAACAGGCCCACCAAAGGTTATACGAGACTGACGATCAGGTTTATTGATCGTCATAGTTGAATGTGCATTCTCCCGCATCATATCCTGATCCACTGCTTCCATTTGATCCTTGTTTCGCGAAGCGAAATAAGCTGACCGTTCAGCAATAGTTTCATTCGGAATGCGGGCAAGCATTAAACCGCCGACACCTAGAACACCTTCGTATTTACCTGATTCGATTACCGGAGACTCAAAGTCAGGGTATTCGTCTTGACGAACAAGCTCCCAACCTTCGCGCATCTTGGCGCTAATGTTTTTTCTATCATCAAACCCACGCGTTTCGGCGCGAATCCAACGATGAGTGTAACCATCCGGTGCAGGCGGTGCGTCTAGCATAGACGGGGGAGCCCACGGCTTACGCGCAGCCGTCTTTTCCCGTGTTTTGTTGGCGCGAGGAGTTCTATCAGTCATAATTTTAATCCTTCACGTATTTTGCGTATTCACTTAGCGGCACACCCAATTTTTTCGCAATTGCGACTTGGCTAGGAGTGAGTCTAACCTTTCTTCCAGTAGTGCGCCCAGAGGAACTTCTTGAAACTCCAGCAACCGTCTGTGCGGGCCGTCTACTGGTGTTATTTGCAGGCGTCCTGAACTTTTCAGAAATGCGCTGATCAAGCTCACTATAGTAGTCATCGCTCTGCGGGTCAAACCCTTCTTCTTCCACCAACCTCTTGTGGATTCCAAAAGCCGCAAACGTCATCGCCTCGTCTTGACCAAACCAATCGTTCTTTTCAGCCCAATCTTCGGCCTTTCGGTCAGGACGGCGCACCTGTTGCTGCTGTGGTTGAGCAGGCTGTGGTTGAGCCTGTTGAGGCTGTTGAGCCGCGACTTCCTTTTGACGCTCTTGTTGCATCTTAGCCTGAGAAGCCCTGTCGTTCTCAATAGATAAGGAGGTGAGCTTCCGTTGAGCCTCTACCGCGGCCTGAGTGTCGCCAAGCTCCATAGCCCGCGCCATTTCTTTCTCTGTCTGAGCAAGCTGTGTCTCTACACGAGTGCTGTACTCATTAACGTAGCTGCTATCCAAGTGGGACATACGCTGCTTTAACGAGTGAGCTTCGGCCTGAACCTGCTTCGCGTAGTTCAAAGCTTCGTTTTCACGACGCTCCGCCTCTCGCATCTTCTTTGTAAGGCGGTTTATTCTCGTCTGTGTCGCGTTTTCTGCCTGTTCAAACTGGTCCTCAGAACCTGCTTCAGAGTCCACAGAAACCTCAGTCTCCGCAGAACCCTCAAGTTCTAACTCTATTTGCTGATCATCTGCCATTTTTTTCTCCTAGAAATGCAAAATATCTTCGGGATTAGAGATTTTAGCTAAAACCTCGTCGTCGTTAAGAATGCGGACCTCGCCGCCGTCGATCTTAAAGCGCGAACCAGCGTAACGGGCAAACATTACCCAATCACCCTTCGCGCACCACGGACCCTCGGGAAACTTGCCCGCGTCTTGGTAAGCTAATTCACCAACCTTCAAGACATACCCAACCTGCGTAGACACAGATTGTTCCTCAATAACTTTGTCCGGTAGATATATGCCGCTTTCCGTCTGACCCTTTCCCTTGTAGGGGAGAATCAAAAGACGCCAGCCTGTTGGGCTCGGCATTTTTTCTAGGAGCGATTGACCCAGTGTATCAGGGTCTAATATACGCTCTCTTTTTTCTTTGTAAGCATCTTCAAGGTTGGCTACGCCTTTTTTAGCCGCATCTAAGTCGATGGCACGTGCTTTAGTCAACACTACGCTCCTGTTTGTCTAGCAGGTCTTTTAGTTCCTGTTCCACGTGATTTAAGGCCTCTAAGTTACCCATAAGCTCACGATATTGCTCTAGTGATTTAACGCTGCCGTACTGCATTAGATCGACAACGCCTTGCCTTCTTTCCCTTATAACGCGAAAAACGGCCTGCGCAACGCGTATCTCATCCATTCCCAGATTCTCCCATTTAATCCTATATGGGAAACTTACTTGTTTTTTAGTAAACTTGCAACTCGAAGTCCTAGAATACAACCTCGAAGTGTGGAGCATCAATAAAGGGCCTGCGGCCCTGCGATCTGCGAACATCAATGTAGCTGTTCATTGCATTCTCCGCAGTTCCGTCCCACGCACCAATATCATCTATTGTCCACGCCGCGCCCCAACGTAGTTTTACCCCCGTAGCTTCCGCGGCTTCTTTCATAGCATCTGCAATCTCGTCGTATAGATTTAATTCCCAACGCCCGCCACCGTTGCAATAAGCCATCAAATCAACGGCGTTACCGTCAAGATGTTTTGATTTCATGGTTTGTGAGGCCCCTTTCCTGACCAACTCCTGTTGTTCTGAAAATGTCCTCATGCCGCATATCACGCTGAAGTCCTGCTTGGTAACGCCGATAGCGTATTTCACGACAGTTACCAGATCGTCGTTGACTCCTTCGAGCCTTGACAGGCTTCTCTTTCCTAATTTGTAACCCATAATTACTTCCCCGCATACTTAGATATTGCCCGATTTCCAAACCAGAAAGCTAAGACTGCCGACATAAGTCCGGCTGTTTCTGGGTCCCACATAAGTTCAACAGCTTCCGTCCAATCTCCGCCAGACTGACCTACTTTAACCATAATCACCACCTTCGTAGCTACGAATAGTCCGAAAAAGGCGTAAGTAATGACAGGACGAACACTGCCCCGAAGAGCGTTGATAAATCCGCCAGCGTCGATAGATCGGTCATGCTCATATAACCCCTTCGTTTCCGCGATATCCGCCTGCTTATCCAACTCAACTAGCTTCATCTCAGAACGTTTTTGCGCCAACTGGGTTTCTAGCTGCATCATCTCCATACGGTGCTTCTGAACCTGATTAGCTTTAAAATAGCTAAGTACCTCGGGCAGAAAAGAACTCCCAAAGCCTAGCAAACTTCCCAATAATGCCATCATTTCTCTGATCCTAACCATACGGCGAACGCGCCTGTCATGGACCCAGAACAAATTGAGATCATCGCGGATTGTTGAGTAGACAAATCCTCTAAAGTCATCCCCCACTCCAGAACCCGTATATACATTACAGTCATAACAAACATCATAAGTCGCGGCATCAGCCGATATTCCAGTATTGTCTTAAAAGTCATAGACATTAAAACCCTCCTTTCAGGCCATCTAATATTTCCGATAAACTAGGCCGTTTATCCTTCTTCTCATAGACACAACTAAATACTTTCGGGCACTCTGAAAAACTAAGCGTAGGGTAATGATACCCTAACCCACCAAAACCCGCACTGAACCGATACACACATACTTTTTGATCGTTTACGTCCGTAAATCGTTTCCATAAGTGGCATTTAACATGCGTTGGATTAGCCACTCCCACAAGAGTTACAGACAAAATAAGCGCGTTTATCATTGCGAAACCAACACTATTAAATACATACCACCACCTAAAACGCCAATTATACCAAGACTTAACGCACCAATAGCCATATTGTTCTGTATCTGGCGCTTGGCTTCCATAGCCGCGTAAACAGTCTCTTCCCGTTCAGCACGTATCTTGCGCCGCATACCCAACATCTCGTCGTAAGTGCCCAAGCCAAACCTGTAGTCCAGCATGAACTTAATCTCTTTTTCTTTTTCAATTAAAGTCTTTTTACGAACCACGATATCCATAGCTTCTTGCTCTATGTTATCGGTTCCGTGAGTCTTCTTATCCAACCACGTTGGATTCTTGCGCTGAGTCTCTGCCTTGGTTATGTCCGCAACAGCACAGTACCACGAACCAAGCTGTTGGCTAACGTCCTGTATCTCTCGACCAGCACCAACCAACAGCTTTACGCCCTTAAAGGCGGCGTTAGCTGCGGCAAAAGCCGTTACAGGATCAATCATCTATCTCTCCAACATGCGGTCCATCTTTGCGTCTAACGCATCTAAACGCGTTATAACCCGATTCATGTCCGTAGTGTTGTCCGACTTAGTGACATACTCTTTCGCCATCTCTTCCCGAGTTCGATTCAAGAGTATCTGAATACGATGTACCTCCCCTACATACGTTTTCAACAACCAGCCAATAATGCCTAAACCTGCGGTTAAACCGCCGCTCCACAGCAACTCAGGAGGCATCCGTCAGACACAGGCGTTGTATTTGCCGCCGCGCTTCGCAGCGCCCATACCACGAGCATCTATCCGAGGATAGCTATGCTCCTGTTTGACAGGAGCCGTCTTGCCATACGGAATGCGACCCTGCTTGTCGATCTGAGCGTAAGGAACCGCCTTCGGTGTTGGACCCGCAGGAGCCCCGTTTACTCGTACTTTAGCCATCACTGACTCCTCTGCTTTAATAATTCGCGCTGCATCGCGCTGTCTATACGTGCCGCCGTCTGTTGCTCTTGGCTCTCAAGACGTTGCTGGAACTGCTGACCGCGCATCTGCTGATTCTGGGCATCAAGCTGAAGTCTTGCTTGATCCATCTGAGCGTCCGACTGTTCCGACTGTGCCTTAATCTCCAACTCTTTTTCTTTAAGTTGTACCAGAGGATCAGGACCCTGACCAGATATTTGTCCAGACAGTTCTTTTACCTTCTGCATACCCTGCGCAATCAACTGTGCCACAACCGCCTGATACTGCATTTCCATTTGAGACTCGTCGCCGCCCTGCATCTGCTGCATCTGCTGCATACCGGCCTCTTCAGCCTGTATCTTAACATGCTCCAGAACATGCTTCTGTAAAGAAACCGCGACCTGTGGCATCTGACCAACCATCGGAGATGAACCAAAAATTAAATGCGCCATGATATGAGACTCATGGTCCTGACCAGCAAAAGCCCGCAACTCTACCATGTCTAAACCGTTGATGTTCTCTTGCGCAGGGTCCAAGGGCCGCGGTTCGTCGTCCGGAACCGCCTTCATTATCCTATCAACGTCCGTAACACCCAACGATTCATACATATCACGATAAACCTCGTGCATGTTGTGCATCTCTGGAGCCTGTGCAGCCAACTGCATTTTAGTCTGAGACAACGCAATTCGCTGCGCCTGACTAAAGACATTCGGATTACTGACAGGAATAACGTCCACGCGATCATCAAAATCAGACGCCATGATGCTCGACTCGTCACCCGCAACAGAATACGGGTACTCCTGCGGTAAACTCTCCGACATTACCCGAGCCAGAATTTTAAACTCCTGTCGCATCGCATAATGTAAACGCTTGTGAACAGCACTCATTACCCGAGAACCCTGCTCCAACATCGCTATAGTCGTGCCAACCGCCGCGTTCTGGTTGCCGTCGCCAACCTTCATATCCGTAATCGTCGCAAACCGCTGTCCAGCCTGTACAACAAAACCCAATAACTCAAACAACGTCCGGTCAGGACCCTTAAACGGTAACGGCATCAAACTGTCCCGAATAGCGCCGCCCGGAGCGTCTACGTCCCTAAACTCTCCCGGTTGCAGGGGCTCGTCGTCGTCCCGAATCCGCAGTCCGCGGGCCTTGAACCCCGCAGGTAAGTTCGACAAAGTACCCGCGTCAATCAACTGCCGCAAAGCACTGGTCGCGGTTCGCGATAAACCACCAATAGTATGGATCAAGCCCAAGCCATAGAACCCAAATCCCGGTAAAAACTTAAAGTGCGTAAAATATGCAATTTTCTTCTTGGTGGGATCGTTCTCGCGGTAATTACGCCGAATAGACAAAACCTTTCCGTTGTCCTGAGAAATAGTGACAATGTACGGAACCTTAATGCCCGTGGATTCTCCGTCCTCGTCTAAGTCCTCGTAACCCTCTAAATCTAAATCAACGTGGCATTCCAGCAAAGTACAATCATAATCAATCAAAGAAGGCTCTACGCCGTCAATGCGGTTTATCTCAGAATCTACCTCTGAAATAGTTCCCTGTGCCGGAATAACGTCTACGTCTAAATAAACCCCCGCAAGCTGCTTCTTACGCAAATCATTTAAATCCATGCGAACAAGCTGACTAATGTTCGGACAAGTGTCCAAATCAGAAGTATCGTAAGGCACAACCAAGTTCTGAGCCGGAACAAACTTACTTACTGCGCGGTCCATAACCTCGTCATAATAAGTCTTCTTAAACGTGCTGCCAGCAAGCGGTAAATAAAACAACATCTGATCCATGTCAGGAGTGTAATCCTCCATGACATTCGTAATATAATAATTCATAAACTGCTTGACGCGCTTGGCTTGATCCACCTTAGCGTGTGTCTCTTCGCCCATAACTTGTGTTCGTACAGGGCCACCCGCAGGAAGTAGCTCGTTAAACGCCTGCGCCTGAAACTGTGTAGCAGCCTCCGCTAACAAAGGATGCGTTACGCCGCTGGAACCACGAAACGGCTGAGTACGCTCCTCGTAATTAAATCCCAACAACTCCAAACCATTTGTATACGCATCCTCCCAATCCTGACGCCCAGATTTGTTCGCGTCAAACTCCCCAGATAAGTCGTTGCCAATGCGACTAAGTTCGCGGTCCGGTATCTCCTCCGCCAAGTTTGCGTAAAAGTCCTCGTCCTCGCCGCGCATGTCCTCGGGATCAAAGTCTACCGTAACCCCGCCGTCATCCTCATTAGAGATTTCTATCTCTATGTCAGAATCCACCGCATACAACATAGGGTCACCGCCAGAGTCCGGTATCTCTATCTCCAACTCAGCGCGTAAATCGTCCTCGTCAAGCTGACTCGGTACGTTAGTATCCATCAATCCGCCAATAGCCATAGCCGTCTCCGTCAATAATATGCGTGTACCCTAGCAGATGTTTCGTCATCTTGCCAATCATCTGTTGGCAACTGCACAAAATTGCCCTGACGATACCTCATCAGAGCCTGCGTGGCACTGTCAACCAAATCATCAAACTCGCC